CATATAACGGGCCGTAAGCCCCATTCTGTATTATAACAGAATGCACCCAAATAAGTTAGTAATAACTTTTCTTACGTTTTAAGGTCCCTGAAGAGGGTTAACCTTATGCTAATCCATGAGAAGAAATAGAACATGGACACCTACGGGTGAGCAATCAAACCGCCATTGCCCAATGAACCAGGATGGCTTCTTGGAGAACTTCTTGGATATGGTGTAGATTAGCCAATATCAAATACTTTTCTATGATCAATAATAAATTATTTATCATAATGGTAAGGATGACTAAATTAGTCTTTAACCTTACTGAGAAGGATGTTGATATCGTTAAAAAGGTCTTTAGGATCATTTTTCTTATGTTAAAGAAAAATGGAACTAAGTTTACTATAAATTACTTAAAACAGAGTAGATTGTTAATAACAAGATACTTATGTAAAAAGCGTATTTATCGTAATGACCATTTTATTTCATCTAAAAGAGGTTTTCCAACCAAGTTTATCTTTTTAAAGAATTATATTGATTCTGGTAATGTGAATAAGATTAAGTTTGCACTTACTCTTATGAACCTTTCTAGAACAATTGAAATTACAAAAAAAGATAAAATCCTTATAGATACATCATCTATTACTGATCCGTCTAAGAGTAAAGTATTTTATACTATACCTGGATGGTTCATTAATAAGTGAATAACCGATAATGGATTTAAACTTGAACAACCCAAATATACTGTACATGATTTCTTCATATCTTTAAAAATGGGTCCTCATGGACCATCCATATTATCAATGTTAGAGACCGTCAAATGATTGACAGCCCAACAATTGAGAAGTATGCAGATTTTAATCGATAATGATGAATTCTTTGTTAAGTATATTGGGAAGTTATACTCATTTGTTAAACACAATGCGTTCCGTATTCCTAGAGGTAGTTCACTTTTTGATATTGATCAAAAAGCTGAGAACTATCCAGAAATTACTGGACGTATTGGTTTAATACAAGATCCTGAATATAAGATGAGACTAATAGCCATTAGTGACTATTTATCTCAAGTTATATTGAAGCCTATCCACACTCAACTTTTGAATTTATTATCAAAATTAGAATGTGATAGGACTTTCACTCAGGATCCCAAGCACAGATGAGTAGGTGATGGTAAATTCTACTCTTTAGATTTATCTTCAGCTACAGACCGTTTTCCTATAACTCTCCAACAGAAGCTTCTTCAATATCTTTTTGTTCCTGAAAAGAAACATAAATTAATTGGAAGTTACTGATTTGCTGAGTCATGGAAGAATTTGATTTCCAACAGGGAATTCCTCTTTAAGGGAACCTTACTGCGTTATGCAGTTGGGCAACCTATGGGGAGTTATTCCAGTTGAGCCGCATTTACACTTACACATCATCTAGTTGTTGCTTGAGCATCATACCATGTTTATGGTAAGGATGTATCATTCAAAAACTATATAATTCTTGGTGACGATATCGTAATTAAAGACGATAAGGTAGCTAAGAAATATACTTGGATAATGCACAAGTTAGGTATGTCTATATCTCCTCACAAAACACATGTATCAAATGATACATATGAATTTGCAAAGAGGTGGATTAGATACAAAGATACTAAGTTCATTGAACTTAGTCCATTGCCA